GTTACTGAGCTTCATTATCTTACACCAGACGATGTACTTTTGATGGCATTTGAAGACGGCTATGAAACATGGGAAATCGACAATATTGTACCGTTACATAAAGAGGGTACTGATGATACTCTATGGAAAGTTTGGGAGTTCTTTAAAAAATCTGTTGTACCTGACTTAGTAAAAGAAGCCAAAGAAGGTCGTATTACAAAGCTAATTGGTACTGATACGGCTGACCGTGCTATAGACGCTTGTACTGCTTGGATTCTTTATGATCGAGGTAAAAAATACGCCAAAACGTTTGTATCACTTCAGGATATTTCTGATAACACCAAAGAAAACGGATGGACTGTTTTATACGAAGAATTAAAGAAACCATTTGATACATTAAAAAATGCAGGATATGGTTTATTCCATTTAGCATGGGCTAAAGAGAAAGAAACTACTTTATATGATGGAATGAAATACAACTCAATTCAACTAATGATGAATAATACTGGACGTAAAGTCTTTGAATCTCAAGCAAGTTTAATTTGCTGCTTACATAATGAAACATCTGTGTTAGATAAGCATGGTAATGAGTTAGAGGAGAATTTAACTGATAAAAAGAATCGTGAAAAAGCTTCTAACTTCCACGAAACAAAGACGATGATGTATTTCCGACCGTCTGATTATATTGAAATTGCAGGAGGACGATTCACTAACCTTCCTGAAAAAGTTGAATACGGAGCAGAGACTTTCTTAAATGTATTTGAAGAAGCAGTTAAAGGTCAGTTAAAGAAAACAACACAAACGGTTGCAGAATTAAAAAAAGAGGAACAAGAAGAACGTGAAGAAAAAGTTAAAGAAATGACTGATAAACTAGAGAATGATCCTGATGAAGTACTTTCTCAAATTGATGAAATTGTCTCATCTATGGAGCAAAAGCAGAAGGTAGAGGCAAGTGTTGAGTTTGAGAAAGCCTTTAAAGTTAAAAACTACAAGCAAGAAAAAGGTAATTTAGAAAATTTGAAAATTGCATTAGATATTGTAACGAAAATTATTAGTAAGTAATTAATGATAATTAAGGGTAGGATTAATTTTCTACCCTTTTATTTTAAAACTGAGGTGAAAGAAATGCCGAAATGTCACTGGTGTAAAGATATTGGTGAGAAAGCAGAAATGTATTGTGACGAGAAGCCAACAGGTAAGTTTAATAAAAATGGATCACCAAAAATGTTTAGAAAGTATTTTCATAAAGAGTGTCACGAACTCCAACTGAAAGATAAGGAATATAAGCTGCTAGAGGCAGCTAAATTGACAGACTTATACAATCACATACTAAAAATACATAATATTATCGCATTAGATGGAAGAATGATGGAAAAAATTCAAGATTTAAGAAACGGTAGTGTGAAAATAAATAACAAAAAGGTAACAAAATATAAAGAAGGTGTTCCTTATGAAGTAATATTGCAGACTTACATTCACTTAGCTTCAACAATTGACAGTATTCTTCATTCAATGCATTTTAAAGAAAAATGGAATGAATTTTCATACATATTTGGAACAGTTACAAGAAGTGTAAATGATGTAATGCTTATGAATAAGCAACAAGACAAACAAATTCAAAAAGCACAAACGGTTCCTTTGACAGAGGTTGAAATTCAAGTACAAGTTAAGAATAAGAAGTCAAAAGACAACTTGGATATTTCAGAATTTTTATAGGAGGGACTAAATGAAATTTATTAATGAGTTTGTAGAACCGTCCTTCTTACACGAATCGTTGATTAACGGATACCTTTGGTCAAATCCTAGTATGTATCAAAAGTATAAATCACATAAGGTTTCACGATCAACATTTACAGAGGATGTTTGGTATTTCTACTATACTTTAGGTTTAGAGTTATTTGAGAATGGCATTCGAGATTTTAATGATAAGACAGTTTATACATACATAGCGTCAAGACCTAAAGAGGTTGGAAAGAAAAGTTATATTGAAGCGTACAATTCATTTGGTGGACATGAAACTATTTCAGAAATAATGGAAGCATGTAAAGACGATTCACAAAACGATGAGTATCACTTTAATGAAATACAGAAATATGAAAGCTTACGTAAATTACAAAGTGATTCCTTAATTAATGTAGAAGATAAAACATTGGTAACTAAGCTTTGCAAAATGTCTTTGAAGCAAGTACAAGTTTTTATTCAGCTTAAGTATAAAGAAGCTTTCGCACATATTAATTCTGGAGATGTCGTTGAGTATGATTTAGTTGATGATTTAGAAGGCATGATTCAAGAATTAAATGAAGGCGAAGCAATGGGTATTCCGTTACACGATGCACCTCGTTTAAGCCGTAAAATTAAAGGTTGGAAAAATGGATCATTGTATTATTTAGTTTTATCTTCAGGTGTAGGTAAAAGTTCTATTGCAATGGAAAAATTCATTCTCAGTTTATTTGAAAATGAAGAAAAAGCAATTCTAGCAATCAATGAAGAAAGCGTTAAGAAGTGGAGAACGCTATTACTTGGGACAATTTCAACAAAAATTTTAAAGAAACCGATTAATCGTGAAAAATTGTATGAAGGTAATTTTACAAAAGAGATGTTTGAGAAATTGCGAAATGCGGCTAAATGGGCAGAAGCAAAAGGTAGAGGATTGATTAAAACTTTAGAACTCAAAAAGTTTAGAATGCAAGATATACATAATCGAGTAGAACTGTATCGTCCTAAAGGGTATTCTAAGCTAATCATAGATACTTTTAAGCCAGATAGATCGCAAAGTGATATGGCTCGTTGGGAAGCTTTCTCAAACTCAGCTCAAGAACTACATGATTTAATTAAAGAAGATAATTACAATGTAGGAACTTTAGCGACCGTGCAATTAAAGCTAGGAAAAGAAACACGATTTTTAGATTTAGACAGTATTGGTAAAAGTATGGAGATTGTAGAAGTGGCTTCTGTAGTAATGATGGGACGTTTAATGTTTGATGATGAATTTGAAGGCAGGTTCGCACTTAATGCTTACAACTATAAGAAAGATGAATTTACAGGAGAATGGTATCGAGAAGAATATAAATTAAATAAAGATAAACAGTACTTAATAATCTTTTTAGCGAAGAACAGATTTGGGTCTGAAGAAGAGCAAATCATTTATGAAGTCAATTATGAAATAAACTCTTTCAAAGAAGTAGCATTAGTGAAAGTTCCACGATACGGAAATTAATAAAGATATAAGTAGGTGGAGGGATGTCTGATTTACGACAAATAGAATCTAAGATATATAACGAAGATCGTATAGAAGAGTTATTAGAACACTTAGGTTGTTGGGATATAATGACCGAACAATACGGAATATTATATGTAGCTGCACTTCCTGAAGGTGATAATAGTAGAAGTGTTCAGATAAAGAATACTGAATCATTGTCAGTAAATATAAGATCAAAAGGTATTACTGGAAGTATATTCGATTTAGTAAGTTACATTATATTTGGTTCTGAAACTGAACAAGAGATGAGGGATACACTTTCGAAAAGTAAATTTTGGATTTGTAATAAATTAAACTATCCAGAATTTATAGATGAGTTTTATAGAGTTACTTCTGACATAGAAGAGCCTATTAAAAATTATAACGAATGGCTTAAAAAAGCTTCAGTAAAAGAAAACAAGAATGATGTTTTAAATAAAGTATTATCAGATAAATACATAAATGACTATGAAGTAGTACCTTATTACGGTTGGTATAAAGAAGGACTAAGCATTGCTACTCAAAAATATTTTCAAATAGGAATTGATGTAAATTCAGAACGAATTACTTTTCCTATACATAATAAGAATGGTGAAATGATAGGTATTAAAGGTAGGTACTGCGGTAAAAACAAAGAAATAGAGGACAAGTACAAGTATCTATACCTAGTACCTTGTAATAAATCAATAGAGTTATTTAATCTTCACAGAGCATTACCTCACATAAAGCAATTAAAAGAAGCGATTGTTGTAGAAGGTGGGAAAACCACTATGTTTTTAAAACAGTGGAAATACCCCAATGCAGTTTCAATAGAAGGTGATTCACTTTCTCCGATGCAGATTAAGTTACTTAAAGACTTGGGATTAGACATAAAATACATATTCGCATTTGATAAAGATAAGGATGCTGAGTACGTGAAGAAAGAAGCGTCTAAATTAACTGGAAGAATGAAGTACGGAATCATTGATGTTGAAAACAATTTAGAACATAAGGATTCTCCTACCGATAAAGGAAAGGAAGTATGGGATGACTTATATAAAAATAACATATACAAAATTTAGATTGGAGAGATACTTTGAACAATTTGTCAAAATTTAGTTACAGTAAGTTGGATACGTTTGTACAATGTCCAATGAAATACAAATATAAATACGTAGACGGTAACTATGTACAATCCGATGCCGTACATCTAGATTTAGGGAATTTATTACATAAAGTATTAGAAATAAAACATAGAAACATAATTGATGGTATTCCTAATGATTATACTTATTTAAAGGAAGTGTATTTAAAAGGAATTGCAGAAGATACGGATAAGGATAAAGGAAATTTTATTATAGGTGTAAATGACATCAAAGAAAAGTTTGGAGAGGATACATTTATTGAAGTAAATACAAAAAGTAATTTAAGTTATGAAGATAAATTAGAAACATTTTTACACTATCTTGAGAATGATTTGATAGGTGAGGAATGGAAACCTTTAGCAGTTGAAATAAACTTTAACTTTGATTATGAAGGAAAAGTAATCCTTAATGGTTTCATTGATCGAATTGACATTAATAAAGAAGGAGCGTTACGAGTAGTCGATTATAAGTCTTCTAATAAGTTGTACGAAGATAAGGACTTAACCACTCCTTTACAAATGTTTATTTACGCTTTAGCATGTGAAAACATCTACGGAAAAACACCTGTTGAATTTATGTACGATATGATTCTTCTGGGAGAAAAGCAGTTAGCGTGTACAAAAGGTTATTATAAAAGAGGTTTGAAGAAGCTAAACAAAATTTTAGATTCAATTTTTGAAGCAGAAAAAACAGGTGTATATGCACCTAAAGCAACTCCATTATGTCATTGGTGTGACTATTCTATTACAAATCCTAATGCACCATTTTATTCACAAGACTTATGTAATTACTACAGTTTATGGACACCTGACAATAAGACATTTAAAGTAAATCGAAAATTTGAAGAATCAGATGAATTGGAATTTTAATAGAAGGAGTTTAAGGGAGGAGTAAATGATTGCGTAAAGTACTAGAAGGAAAGAAGTTAATATTCATGGACTTCGAAGTATTCTCAAATAGTATTCATCCAAAAACAGGACAACCTTATTGGATGGTTGTATTTATAGAATTAAGTTCTATGAAGAAGTTCACCATCAAAAATGATTACGATAAGTTAAAATGGTTCTACAATGCTTATAAAGATGATGTATTTGTTGGATATAATATTCGAGGATATGATCAGTGGATCATGAAAGGTTTACTTTTAGGTCAGAATGCAGGATATATTACTAAACAAATCATTGAGGAGGATAAGAAGGGTAGTTATGTTGTCAGGAATCACAAGTCTATACCTTTGAATATTTTCGATGTAGCTACTGGTTTCCACGGATTAAAGCAATTAGAAGCCTTTATGGGTAGTCGAATTAAAGAATCTGACGTACCTTTTGATATCGATAGACCTTTAACTCAAGAGGAAGAAGATGAAGTCGAAGAATACTGTACTCACGATGTATTGGAAACAATCAAAGTATACCACAAACGTATATCAGCATTTAATGCTCACGTTGGTTTATTGGATATGTTTGAATTATCAATTGAACATATTTCTAAAACTTCAGCACAATTAACAGCTCATATATTAGAAGCAGAGAAGCAAGATTATAAAGATGATGAATTTGATTTCATTTATCCAAATACATATAGATTAGAAAAATATCCTCAAGTAAAGGAGTTCTTCGAATCAATTAAAAATGGTACATTTGTTCCGACTAAGTTTGAAAAAGGTAAACCTAAAATTGAGGTTGAATTTGAGATTGCAGGTGTACCTACTGTGTATGCTTTAGGTGGATTACACGGTGCGATTAAAAATTATATGTACGAAGGTAAAATTTATTCCCTCGATGTAGCGTCACTCTATCCTGCTTTAATATTAGAATATGGATTAATGAGTAGAGCTTGTGAATCAGATGCAAAATTTAGATATATTCGTGACGAACGAATTGTATTAAAGAAAGCAGGAAACCCATTACAAGAAGCTTTGAAATTGGCAATAAATACAGTGTATGGCACGTTTGGAGATCAATACAACAATTTATATGATAAGCGTATGATGCGCTCAGTTTGTGTAGCAGGACAAATTCTATTAACTGATTTCATTGAGCGCATTGAACCTTACTGTACTTTGTTCAATTTAAATACAGACGGTGTATTCTTTGTGTGTGAATCAGAAGATGAATTAGCTAAAATTATTGAAGCTCAAAAAGAATGGGAGCAGCGCACTAGATTAATTTTAGAGTTAGAAGAATATGTGAGAGTAGTACAAAAGGATGTTAACAATTACATCGTAGTACCAGAAGGTGAATTATACACTGAAAAAGGTAAACCTAGATGGAAAGCTAAGGGTGCTTATGTAAAACAATTATCAGAAATTGATTATGACTTACCTATCGTTAATTTCGCAGTAACTAATTATTTCTTAAAAAACAAACCAGTAGAAGAAACAATTAATGAATGTAATAAATTACACGACTTCCAACGAGTAGTTAAGATGACAAACGCTTATGATTATGCAAAAAAGAATTGTAAGTTCGAAGCAGTTAAAGTATTAAACGAAGTTACAGGTAAAATGAATAAGAAGGTATTGTTAGTAGATGAAGGTTATCTCTTACAAGATAAAACTTTCCGAGTATTTGCTTCATTACGAGAAGAAGACGGTGGTATATTTAAACAGAAAAAAGGAGAAAATCCTGCTAAATTCTCTAACACTTCTGAGAAATGTTTCATTGATAACGAATCTATGGAAGGGAAACCTGTTCCTGATTATTTAGATCGTCAATTCTACATTGATTTGGCACAAAAACGAGTGAATCATTTCTTAGGAGTTAGTAACCGTAAGAAGAAAGAAAATAAACAATAACATACATAATTAAATAAAAATTAAATATTATTAAAAATACAAAAGGAAGTGGATTATTCTGCAAACAAAACACGTTGTAATGTTCTCGACAGGAGCAGGAAGTGCATGGTTAGCTAAATATGTTGTAAACAAGTATGGGAAAGAAAATACAATCATCTTAATTACAGATACTAAATGGGAAGATGAAGATAATTACCGTTTTATGAAAGAAGTTGCAGATTACATTGGAATAGAAATTACTGAGAAATCAGATGGACGTACTCCAGAAGATATATTTAGAAAGGATTTATATTTTGGAAACTTCGGAACAGCTCCATGTAGTAAAGAGTTAAAGATGAAACAAACATTTTTATACATACAAGAATTAATTGAACAAGGTATTTTACCAATTTTATATTTTGGCATTGATTATAAAGAAGCTAGACGTGCTCCTAGATTGGCTTATAACTATAAACATAATGTAGATGTGTTTGAAGATGGAGTAGAGTTGCGCTTCCCACTGATAGCTGAAATTGATGGTGAACCAGTAAACGGTAAACAACTAATACATAATAGAGACTTTTTAAATTCAGAAAAAATGCCTAAAGTATATAATAAGGAAATTTATGAATCATTAGAATCCCAAGGAGCTACTATTTGTACTGCTAATCCGAAGCACGAAATCGAGAATGAGTGGGGAATTAAATTACCTCGCATGTATAGTGCGGTTGAAGAAGCCTCTAAAGATAAGAGTAATATTAAAGCCAATGAGTTGTTACAAAAAGGGGTAAAGGGGTTTTCTCATGCAAATTGCGGTGGAATTTGTGTTAAAGGTGGAATGGGACATTACTCTATTCTATATGCCGTTTGGAAAGATCGATATTTAAAGATGGAAAAGTTAGAGCGAGAAATTAATGATGCTCAAATCGCAAAGAATGGTAGACGTTATACAATTTTAAGTAAGTTGATTCCTACTGGTGAGTTTGATGAGAAAGGTAAAGAGAAGAAAAAGAAAGTACCTTATTCATTAGAAGAATATCGATTAGAAGTTTTAGAAGGAGATATCAACTCAAATATAGAAGTAGAAGAAAATACGATTTCATGTGAGTGCGTTTTCTAATTAATAAAATACATATTAAGATTTTTGATAAAAGAAACCTATTATGAAGGGACTGACGTTGTGCCTAATGATTTATGGTCTTATCGATGGGTTTTATTAAGAGCATTATTGATATTACCAGTACTTATACTTTGTAAATATTCTAGTAGATTAGATAATAAATACGGTGAAAAGATTGAGTGTTTTTTGTCTTGGGACTATCGAAGATGATTATATAAAAGGAATATATTATAAAATACATAGCGAAATGAGGAATTGTATGAAGTTTGAATTAAATAAAGTACAAAACATGGATTGCATTGAAGGTATACAATCTTTAGAAAAAGAGTCAATAGATTTATTACTTACTGACCCGCCATATAATGTTAGTAGAAAGTCTAATTTTCACACAATGGGTAGACAAGGAGTAGATTTTGGTGAGTGGGATAAAGAGTTTGATCAGCAAGAATGGTTAAGATTGGCTTGCGAGAAAGTTAAAAAAGGTGGAAGTGCTATAATTTTCAATGACTATAAAAATATTGGTGAAATGAAAGAAGTATTAGAGAAGAATGGATTCATTATAAAAGAAATGCTGATGTGGAAAAAGCCTAACCCAATGCCTAGAAATAGAGATAGGCTATACGTCACTTCAATTGAAGTTGCCTTATGGGCAGTGAAAGGTAAAGGTTGGACATTTAATCGTCAACGTGATACATATGAAAATGCAATTTTTGAAGCTCCTACTGTTAATCATAAGAAAAGAATTCACCCTACGCAAAAACCGATAGAAATTTTAAATGAGATTATTAAAATACATAGCAACGAAGGCGATTTAATTCTTGATCCATTCATGGGAAGTGCCTCTACAGCAATCGCTTGTTTAGACAACAATCGCAACTTCATTGGATTTGAACTTAATAAAGAATACTACGATTTAAGCTTAAAACGTATTAATACATATATTGGTTAATTAATTACATAAATAATAATGAATGTTAAATTTAGAATGTGAGAGGAAGATTCTTATGACTGTATATGATACCAATTGTGAGTTTTGTAATAAA